AGCTCGGCCGGCTGGAGCTTTTCGTCGAGGACCAGCTCGACGCCCACGGCACCGCGAAGGAGCGCCATGTGGCGCGTCATTTCGTTGGTGAGGTCCAGGGAGCGCTTGAACTGGAAGCCGACCGTGTAGTCGGTCGGCGTGGACATCCGCTTGAAAGCGAGCAGCAGTTCCTTGGTCGCCTCCCGGTCGATCTCACCATCGAGATCGCGGACCAGAAGGTTCATCTGCGTGTTGGCGAGGGTCAGGTAGCCGTTCAGAGCGGCCGACACGTCGGTGTCGTGCGTGAACAGCGACTTCATCAGCTCGCGAGCGTCGTTCGACTGCCGCGAGTTGAAGATGTCGGAGAGATGGTCCCGGTACAGTGGGACCGTGATCAGGCCGCCGGCATTGTTCGGCGAATAGGTAGGCGTGCGAGACTGGCCGCCCTTCTTGGACTTCTTCTTGGGCGCAGTGATCTGGAGAAGGGACTTGAAGTTCAGCGCCACCGGTTAGCTCGCCTTCTGATACCGTCCAGAGATAATCTGTCCCCGGCGATGTTGCAGCCCCAGTGGTGAAGTCTGATGAACATTTGCGACCCCGACGAAGTCAGTCATGATATTGAGGGTCGAGGACGTCGTCAGGTAGATCAGCTCCGACATCTTCGTCGCTGCATGCAGGAATGCCAGCGCGTGGAAGAAGTGATCGGTGCCGGTGATCTTCTCCCACTTCGCCGGCTCGTCAGGAACCTCGATGCGGACCATGTCCTTGAGGTGTTCGACGATCGAGGACTCGTACTGACGGTAGTCGGCGAACCAGATGTGCTTCTTGCGGATCGCGCCCACGAGACCGTCGATCAGGACCGTGCGGTTGGCCTGGGCGTAGTCGATCTCGTCGTATTCGTCGCGATGGAACTGGATGTTGGCGTGACCACGGTACTCGACGGGGAGGATCCGGCCGTGGGTCTTCTCGCGGAGCGCGTTGGCGGTCGGCGTGTAGGGGTGACGGTCGACCGCGCCGCCGATCAGGTTCGGGTACTGCGCCATCAGCTCCTCGATCTTGTCGAGGAGCTTCTCGGCCGGCACGACGAACCAGCCGAAGACCAGGAGGCCCTCCTTGGTCGGCGTGGCCAGGACCATGTGGCAGGACTGGCCCATGTCGATGCCGACGAACACCGGGGCGCGGCTGTCGATCGGCGAGAGCAGCGATCCACGCATCACGTTGCGGATCTCCTGATCCGTCAGCCGTGCGTTGGAGTCGTTGTAGGCTTCGCCGATGACCGTGTTGTACCAGCCCTTGAGGTTCTCGGCGGCCTTCTGCTTGGTGAGCTGGTCGAAGATGTAGGGGATGGTGATGAACTTGGTGCAGAACGGGCGCACCCGGTAGCCGCGCGAGCGCCGGCTCGGGTACTTCGGCACCCACTCGCGCAGCGTCGGATTGCCGACGTCGAGCGGCTCGTGGCAGCGCTCGCACTTGATGTAGGCATTGTGGAGATCGAGCTTGGCGATGTCGTCCGGACCGAAGTCGGACAGGTGGTCGAACGAGTCCGGAAGGCCGTCGATCGCCAGGAAGCGCGGCTCGAAGTGCGGGTCGTTCCAGTGCCCGCAGGCCTCGCAGCGGCAGAGGTAGTAGTGCTGGTCGCTGTCCAGGAAGGCCTTATCGATGCCGTAGCCCACCAGCGTCGGCGTGCCGAACCGCTGGGTGATCTTCATCTTCGAGGCCTGGAGGCGCGACTGGTAGAGGCCGACCGTCGACTGCTCCGAGAGGTCGATCTCGTCGTGGAACAGGAAGTCGGCCGGGATCGAGGTGGCAGCGCCCTCGGTCATGCCGGTGAAGTAGCCAAAGCTCTCGTCGATCTGATAGAGGCCGGCGTTGCGGACCCACTTCGACGTGTCGCCCTGATTGAAGATCGGCTCGTTGTCGATGAGTGGCTTCACGCGCGTCTGGCTGAGACGCTTGAACATGATGTCGGTCGGCAGCGTGAAGATGCCGGTGATGCCGGTGTTGCGCTTGAGGAGCGCCAAGAACTTCCGGATCTGGATCTCGGAGAGACCGACCTGGGACGGCTTGATGACGCTCATGTCGTTCGACATGTCGTCCAGGATTGCCCGCTGGAACTCGTAGCCGTCGTAGCTGAAGGGCTTGCGACGAAGCCGCGTGTGCTTGGACACCCAGTCCGAGATCGACATCGTCCGGTTCTCATCCGAGAACTTGTTCTGGAGCGTCGATACGAAATCGGACAGGTAGGTATTCACCATCCGGCCTGAAGTAGTCGTGGGAACGAAAAAGAACAACCCCCAACCACGAGGGTTGGGGGTTGAGTTAGGAAATGGACCCCATGAACATCACCCCTCGCCTGAGAGGGCGTTGCTGATGTATGCGCGGGAGGGTCGTGCGCAACATCTATTTCGAGCGCTTTACCGGTAATTACTGACTTCAGGTCTAATTACCGGTAAAAGTTTCAAAACCTGAGACCACCCCCCTTATACTTGGACTTTGCGCTCGTACTTGAGGCTCACCAGACCAATCGGAGCCTCTATGAGCACGGAAGACCCTTTCTACCCGCCCCTTCCAGAGACGGTTCATCTGCCGTTGAAGGTGGCCATCCAGCACACCCGCGCGAACAGCGCCTATCTCGACAACCCCAACTGCCCGTACCCGCAGAAGATCAAGGATCTCCTGCGCGAGATCGCCGGCAGCAAGCCCGGTGGGGCTGGTGAGGTCGAGACGACCTTCCTGGAGCCCGGTGCCGATAGCTTCGAGGCGATGCTCAAGGAGCTGGACCGGCTCTACACCGACCTCAAGGCCTTCCGGAACACTGTCGGCACGATGGAGCCGAACGAGAAGGCCACCTTCTTCAAGACGACGATGAGTCTCCTGGAGAAGATCGCGACCCTCAAGGGGTCGATCTACAACATGAAGGAGATGGCTGACTTCCAGAAGACCGTGATCACGGTGATGGAACAGCATCTCAACCCCGAAGACCACAAGCAGATCATTGAGGCGCTCCATGGCTATCTTCGCTGAAACCGCCCCGAAGTACTGGGCCGCCGGTCTGCCGGTCATCCCGCTGATGATCGGCGAGAAGCGGCCGGCCATCAATGCGTGGCAGACCTTCGCCGACACCTTCCCGAGCGAGGAAGAGCGCGAGACGTGGCTGGAGCACTACGCCGAGAACAACATCGGCCTGCCGCTCGGCCCGTCCGCCGGCCTCGTGGCGATCGACATCGACGTCCTAGAGCCCGAAATCCAGGCGGTGATCGAGCGCTTCCTGCCGGCCTCGCCGTGGGTGCGTATCGGCAAGAAGGGTTCGGTGCGCCTGTTCCGCTACAACGGCCATCGCACCGCGCGCATCCGTAAGGCCACGGGTGAGATGATCGTCGAGATCCTGTCCAAGGGCTCGCAGATCGCCATTCCGCCCTCGATCCATCCGGACACCGGCCGGCCGTACTCGGCCAACTGCGAGCTGGTCGACGTCCTGTCGATCATCCCCGATCTGCCGCGCAACATCGAGGACCAGCTCCGTGGCGCGCTCGAAAAGGCCGGCGTGAAGCTGTCCTCGCGGGGTCAGGCGACCGTCACGAAGTGGGTGCCGGCCGGTGCGCGCGACAACGCCATGGTCAGCCACGCCGGCCTGCTCTCGCGGGGCATCCTCCTTGGCGAGCGGACGCTGATGGAGGCCCTCGGCGAGATCGCCGAGTGGTGCGTCAGCTACACCGAGCGTGTGGCCGGTGACGAAATGGACCCGGCGAAGGCGCAGGCGAAGGTCATCGAGTTCCTGGTGCGCGACGTCAAGAATGGCAAGCGCCCGCTTCCGCCCGGCTGGGATCGCGATCTGTCGGAAGACGACCGGGAGCGGCTCGGCCTCGACTTCGAGGAGGAGCACGAGGCCTGGGACTTCGAGCGCATCAAGACCTTCCTGCACCAGAAGTACGAGCTGCACAGCGTCGGAAGCTCCGAGCGGCTGGCTGCGATGACCTACGCCCTGGAGCGGATGGCCCAGAACCGGGATCTGAACTCGCTGGAGGAGGAAAGCCTCATCCGGTACATGTTCGACGCTTCCGGCAAGCAGGTGACCGTCGCCGCGCTCAAGCAGCGCCTCAAGGAGCTGCGCCAGAACGGGATCGAGGGCACCGACCACACCTCGATCGCCGAGGCGGTGCTCAAGGATCTGGAGGCCTACGGGGCGGTCAAGTTCGCTGGCGGCCAGTTCTGGCAGTGGAAGGGCTCGTGCTGGGAGAAGATGAGCGAGGCGTTCATCGAGCGCCACGTTGCGACCGAGTATGGCCATCTTCCGTCCGCCAAGCGCTACACCGACCACCGGGGTGTTGTGCGGACGCTCGCCAACCTCGTCGGCGCGGAAGCGTCCAAGACCCAGGTTGTGGAGCTGGCCGAGGTCGACATCAAGGGCATCAACTTCGCGAACGGCTTCCTGACGGAGGATCTGGAGCTTCTGCCCCACGATCCGGCCTACGGGATGACCTACGTGCTGCCGTATCGCTATATGCCCGAGCTGACGGGTCACTGCCCGATGTTCCACCAGCTCCTGCACGACGTGTGGGGTGCCGACGCGGACTTCGAGGACAAGATCCAGGCGCTGCGCGAGGCGATGGCAGCGACCCTCTTCCAGGTCGCTCCGCGCTACCAGCGGGCCATCTGCCTGCTCGGCATCGCTCATTCCGGCAAGACGACCATCATGGAGATCATGTCGGGCATGATGCCGGCGGAGGCCAAGTGCGCCGTTCCGCCGACTGTGTGGGGCGAGAAGTTCGAGCCCGTCTCGATGGTCGGCAAGCTGCTCAACATGTGCGGTGAGCTGAGCGAGTCGAAGTTCATCGACGGCGACAAGTTCAAGGCCATCGTCGAGGGCACCGAGACGTCCTTCCAGTTCAAGGGCAAGGACGCCTTCATGGCCTCGCCCCGGTGCGCGCACTGGTTCGCCTCGAACCACATGCCCCGCACGCGGGACACGAGCGGCGGCTTCACGCGGCGCTGGATGATCCTGGAGTTCCTGCGGGCGATCCCGAAGGAGAAGAAGATCGACCGGTACCACGAGTACATCCTCTCCGAGGAGATCGAGGCCATCGCTGCGTGGGCTGTCGAGGGCATCAAGAGCCTCAAGAAGAAC